TTTTCTGTTTTCTTCTATTCCTAGAAGTTCGCAAAGAATAGAATCCAGAAATTTCTCCCATTCTCCATTCTTTTCTACTTCACAGAGTAAGCCATAAATCTTATTTTTCATCTTTTCCCAATAAGCTATGGTTACCTCATTTTTCAATATCCAGCAAGCCTCCCGTAATCAAAAGGCTTACCGTCAATTGACCGATAATAAATTCCTTCGAGCCTATGAGCTTTCTTTTCTTCCCGTTCAAGAAGCGCGCGAAACTTATCGATAAGGTTGGCTTGAGAAAAATCTTTCTCAACATAAAGTGGTTTTACGTTTTCCCAAGTAAGAATGGTTCTATTCAACCATTCAACCTTCATATAAGTTGCTAAAATTTGAATTTCATGATTATTCAAATTAGAATCAAAATAGCCATTTTTATAAGCCAAAGATTGCTTCGGGAATTTGAAATATGGGAGCGCGCCTTTCAAAATTTCTTCCAAATCTTCGGCTAGTTCTTCTTGGCTCCAACCAGTCCATTCGTCCTCTAGCATTTTTGCTAAAAAGGCGTCATATACTACTTGAAGTTCAGTTCCCATATCACTTTTCCTTATTTGCTCTCTCTAAAAGAATGGACTTGATGATATCAATACCGGTCCGCTCTTTGATAATCTCTGCCTTATCCAGATTATTGTATTCGTTTTCAATAGCATATTGCGCAAGATTATTCGCTTGCTCAATTGAAACTTTAGAAAGAGTAGAGCGCAGATCTTCCAAAGAAGCGGTCTTCATTAGGTAGAGCATTTTGTTATCAGTTAGAATAATAATATTCTCAGGTTCCTTTGCCTCATCAGGCTCCAAACCGAGCTCACGCTTTACAGCCATGTCTTCAATATACAGGTCTCCATCTCGAAGCATATTGCCAAATCCGGTATCATACATTCCTTCTTCAAGAATGCCAAAAGGAACCATGACTGCCGCGCCCTTTCGAGGCCATTCTCTAATCCAGCTTAGATTAGGAAGAGAAACAGTAATTCCTCCAAGAACAGTGCTTATAACTTTGACTTTAGTATCTTTATCCATAATTACTCCTTTTACTCCTTTTATTGGCTGGGGAGGTCTCCCTCCCCAGTATTATATTTTATTCTCTATTAGAAACCGTATAGAGAAGCAGAGGTATCAGTAATAGCCTTATTCTTATAGATGGCCCAATTGTGATAGGTCAGGATGGCAGCGCCGATTTTCTTCTCAGCGTTGATTTCGATAGAACGGTCGCGGTTATCGCGGGTCCACATCTGAGTATCACCCTCAAGAACAACCTTAACAACCTTCTCGTCGCCAGCGGGCAGAACGAAAGCATACTGAGGATTCAGAGCGGTCTTATTATTGTTCTCGTCAATGAAGCTCTGAGGCATCTGAACAATGGGAGTGCCACGGAACATCTTAATATAGCCAGTGTTGGCAATATCCTCAATATCCTTGGGACTATAGACAGCCTTGTAAGCAACGTCACCGATCTGGTCAGGACCCATGGCAGCGACGAACTCGGGGCAAGCGAAGATGACAGCACCACGAGCATAAGCGCGAACCACGTTCACAAGGCTCTGCATATTCTTAGCATTGAAAGCGTTGTCTTCTTTGCGGTTGGCCTCGGGGACACCAGAAGCACTGTAAGCCGCAATCAGAGCCTTCTCAACCTCATAGAAAACAGAATCAGTCAGGCCCTCGGTAACAATCTCCATGACATCAGCCATATCCTCGGAACCATCCAGCATACGGTCAAAGTCAATGGTGCCGGCACCGCCAACAGCATGAGCTTCAACGGTGAAGGTCTCGGTATCCAGACGGAAGGTCTCATAGACACCAGACAGACCAACCTGAGTCAGGAACTGCTTGGCACGGTTCTTACCAACCTTGCGCTTGAACATAGCCTTCTGGCCATGGCCAACAGTCTTGACCTCGGCAAACATACCGATACGGTCAATAACCTTCTGGGGAACGACATTATCAACGGTCTCAATGATAATGTCAAAAATATCATACTGATTTCTCTTGAACTCATTGATAGAGGAGCACATAGCGCGCAACTCATCACGAAGAGCATCATTCACGTTTTCATTGGAAAAATTCTCGGGAGCAGTGCCGCGCGCAGCGTGGAGGGCAAGCTCTTTGATTTCCTTAATAGTAGCCATATTCTCTTTACCTCCTCTCTTTATTACGCTTCAATGCAGCGGAACTTGACAGCAGGGCAACCATTAGGCATGGTAGCCTTGGCGTTAATGACCTTCAGCACAGGCGCGCCTTCAATACCATCAACAGGCTTAGTAGCAGACAGACGGATATAACCATTGTCGCCAGCCTTAACATAGCCATACTTCATAGTAGCAATATCGGCACCATCATCATACACGACAGTATTAGTGGTAAACTTATCACCAACGGCAAGATAACCCAAACGAGGCAGGAAAGTGCCCTTATCCAGACGGAAGTGTTTCAGGCCGCCAACCAGACGTTCGTCATACATATGCTCGGAAGTGTAATTGAGACCAAACATCTCGGCACCTGCAGCAGGATACTCCACAGTGCGGTTTGCATCGTTAATAGCGAGAATCATACCATTTTCAAGGTACTCAATACCATCACCAATCTTGCATTGAGCTTCAATGCGGCCATCACGGCGGAAGGCGCACTGATTCAGTTCGAGCTGGCCATAGCCATACTCAGCATTCAGTTTCTTATCAGCCATTTTATAAGTCCTCCTTATTTCTTATATTTACTAAGAATTTCTTCAAGCCCACTCTTGGGACCGTCGTCCTTTGGAAGATACTGGGGAGCCGCATTCTTAGAAAAAGCAGTGGGATTAGATTTTACAAGCTTGAAGCAAAGCTCTTTCTCTAGGTCTTCTTTGCTCATATTTTCCAGTTTTTCATTGGTATATTCAGCAATGACCTCTGCTTCAAGGTTATCAGAATAAGAATCAACAATCGCGCGCTTTTCAGCCGTTTCAGTTGTCTTCTTAAATTCCTTCAGGCTTTCATTTTCTGAAGTTAGAGCTTCAATACTATTTTTATCACTTTCCATTTTAGAAGTGTATTCCTCAATCTTGGTATTTAGCTCAGAAACAGTATTTTCAAGTTCAACAACCTTGTTATTGACTTCTTCATAGGTGTTTTGGAGAGTAGCAAACTCGCCAGAGAGGGTCTCCTTTTCAGTGGTAAGAGTAGTATTAGTAGTAGTTAGAGTCTCGTTGTCCTGAACGAGTTTCTCATAAGACTCTTGTGCTTTGGTGTAAGAACCTTCACCAATCGCATTCATTTTATCAAGAGCCTCTTTTTCAGCTTCGTTCACATCAACAATATAGCAAACTTCCTTTTTACCAAGCTCAACCGTATCGGTGGCATCATTTTTAGTATAATATTGACGATAGCAACGGTCTTCTACAAGGTCATAAGCTAGAGCATAATCATCATATACATTGGTCACAACATAACGAACGCTCCAATTATTTTCCTCGTTGTAATACTCTGCATTCAGAAGATTCCAAATAGCATCATATTTTTGGCTATCAGAAAGTTTGAAATTGATTCCATCCATCGACTCTTTACCTCCTTTCTCAAAATTTTGCTTACATTGTTTCAGCTTTTCATATATATCTTCAACTTGTTTATACATGGAAAAGAAAGCCGCGCCCTCAAAGCATGGTTCTGTATCATCACCGAGCACTTGTAGTCCAAGAAAGCATCCTTCTTCAAAACGAAACACTTTCTTACCTTCCATATATATCCATTGACCTTTAATAGATGGGCCGTATATTTCCATCGACTGTCCTTTTCCAGTAATAAGTTCTGCTTCAGGATAAATAGCAGTATAGAGAAGAACATCACAACAAGCGTATTCTCGTTCGACACCATCTTCATCTACGTGTTTTTCCCAAGCAAAATTGTGGTCAGCAGGAACAACTCCATATATCCGACCTTCAGAGCGTTTATCTCCGTGGTCAGTATAATCAACTTCTTCAAAAATTCCTTTTACTGGAACATATGAAAGCGTTTGGATGAGTTTTTCTGCGAACTCCTCTGTTA